CCCGCCGGGCTCGATATACTCTGCACGACCGTCTGCAGGAAATGCGATGGCCTCGCCCGGTCCAGCCGATACCTCTTCGGCGCTGGACGGGAACCCAAAAAAGGCAAGCATCGGCACCGCTGAGATATGCAGCTGGTTGTCTAGATCGCTCTGGATCTGATACATCTTCAGGTTGAGCTCAGCAATATCCTCGAGCGGTGGACGACTGTCCATGAAGCCGACCCGGTTGGCATATGCTACAGAGAATGGGATTTCGGGCAGGCTGGTGCCACCATTTTCAGTCATTGACCATTCAGATTTTTCGTTGCGCTGCCAAATCTCGTATTCGCCGGGCTTGAGCACGCGCACTTGATCGACCAGTTTTTCGCCCCATTCGCCATCGGGTAATATCACAGATTCGCGCAATCGCAGCTGGGTTAAACGCTGTGAACCATTGGACTGTTCCGTACGCCAGCCAAGAATGTCACGCGGCGTGTACGTCACCCAATATGGCCTGCCCTCACCACCTTGTGGAGCATCTACCAGCACGCCGACATGGCCATACCTGACGAGCTTGCGGGTAGTCTCGTAGGTCCAAACATTTAGGTCGTGCCCTTGAAGATCTACATCAAACAGATGTTCACGCACCACATCCTCAACATTTTCGAGCCTGACCGGCTTGCGAGTCAGCATGCCTGCAAGCATCCGCTCCAACCGCTGATAATACGGTGGGCACACAGACCGTGCTAGGCGGTTGTCGTAAGACTCGTCGAGCTCCCTAGGTTCTTGCTGCAAATATCTGCGGTGCTTGCGGCGCATGCCATAAGTGCCCTGCAGTAGATCTTCGATGAGGATCCAATGGGGTTCCTGGGCAGCCCAAGTTGAGTTTGTATCTCCGACCGATGCAACACGACTAAATATTGCACGATCATAAAACCTATATCCGGTGTAAGCCATTTGCAACAGCTTGCCTTTTCAGAATTCTACGCGGAATCAGTACAGCCTAATGCCCGTGCCGCGTCCTGCATTCGCATGAAGCGGGTTGAATTCACGCCAGATCAGATAGCCCAATGCATCATTCATGTGGTCAAAGCCCGCATCCTTATCGGGCTCACCTTTATCTGTGTAGCTCTGTAGCTCGAGGCATTCGATCAACCGAACACACTTATCGAGAATTTGGATCCTTGTTTCTCCACGCCCATTCTCCAAAAGAGCCTGAACAGCAGCCACGCGATCGCGTACGGGGGGATTGCTCCGTGGGGATTGATTCTTAAAGCCGTAAGACTCCAAAATCGCGATGTCGGTCTGAGTGGCGTTTGTACTGCGATTCCCACCAGATGCATCGGGGTACACGTAGACCGGATGCTGAGGATATCTGGCTCGCAGCTCCTTGGCAATTGCATCAGTGTCGTGCGCGCCGCTGATTTCGTCTATTACCAGTAGCCCGTTGCCACGGCGCACGGTGATCACGGCTGACATGTTGCCCACGTTGAAGTCGACACCGACTCGCAAGGGCTCCAGTTGGCCAGAATCGTACGGCGTAGTTGTGACATGCTTTGCCCGGTTGAACCTGTCATAAACCTGACCGGTGTTCAGATTCACGAACTGCCCATCAAGATATGCCCGGATCAACTGCTCGGGATAATTCGCCATTAGCGAGTCGATGAACCCAGCCGGCAAATGCGGGTTGTCCTGCGTGCGTGCCCGGATCAGATGCCTGTCTGGTGCCGCATTCTTCTCGAACGTCTCCCAGGCCCAGCCGAAGCCCTCGGGTGTGGTGGCTATATAGAACTGCTGCACATTGCCCGAGCGCAGACGGGCTAGCGCCATCCGCGCAGCCTGCTCGGCGACGCGCCGATTGGCGGTGTCACACTCGTCAAACCCAATTGCACACAGGTTTTGTCCTCGGATGCGGTTCCATGTCTCCATAGTCCGCAGCAGGATCGTGTGATCACCCTCTGCAAAATGCAGTGTATATTCGGGCAACGGCGACACCCGAAAGTCATACGGCAGCCCGAGCCATTCGAGCATCTCATCAATAGAGCGCATCAGAATGTCCCGTAGCATCGGCGCAACAGGCTCGAATAGAGCCGACACGTAGCCGATATTGGCCGCGGCAATGTTGATGGCTTTGGCGCACAGCCCATAAGTTTTGCCCGCACCGAATCCACTCACCAACCCGAGAATCCGGTGATCGGTGTCCGAGCAAAATTTGGCCTGATGCGGCAGCAGGGTTGAATTCAGCCGATCGAGAATGGCTGCTGTCGTTGGCCCGCTATTGCTCGGGCCTGCCAGGATTGAGCCACCTGCAACACAGTCCAGTATGCCGGGCATTCCGTGTTGCGCTGTAATGGCTGTGATCTTAATTTAGAGTCATGTCTGACATGTCGGATGTGAAAGAATTCATTGACATGGCAGCGCGGTACCCGCTGTTGACTCAGACGCAGGAAATTGAACTGGGCCGGCGGATACAAAAGTGGCTCAAACATCCGGACCCGCCAGCTGGGTTGGTCAGGTCAGGGCGACGTGCTCGCGAACAATTTGTGTGTTGCAACCTGAGGCTCGTAGTCGCAGTTGCTAAGAAGTACCTTAGACGCATTTCGGGCACATCAATCACTTTTGCCGATCTGCTGCAAGAAGGGACCATCGGGTTGCAGCGTGCTGCCGAAAAATATGACCCTGAATGTGGCTACAAAATGTCCACTTATGCGTACTGGTGGATCCGCCAGTCGATCACCAGGTCAATCGACATGAAAACCGGCATGATCCGGATCTCAAGCGGCGCCAAGCGCAAGCTACAAAAATTCCGTGATGCAGCCGCTGAAGGTGGCACCATGGACGAAATCTTGGAACGTGCTGGGCTCAATCAGCGTGATCTAAAAATCGTCGAGCAGGCCAGCATCTGCTATCGCGTGACCTGCCTGGACGGGCTTGATCTGAACGCTATTTAACGCCCACCACGCATTGCACCACGACGCAAAAGACTGCGACGTTCGCGCTCCATAGCTGCGCCCTTTTTGCGGGCACCAGAAGCCTGCCGCTGATAGCCGCGAGCAGCAGTGGTCAGAAATTTGGCATCTGAAGTACCAGGATTTTCGCCCGCATAGCGCTTAGAGATGCGCGATTGTCTGGCGCGTTGCTTCCCGTAATCTTTATTTCCTGCTTGCTCACTCTTCATGGATTGGGCACTGCGCCTTGCATCGGCACCACTTGATGTGGCCCTGCGACGGCTGCTAATAGCGCCGCTACCTGCAAATCGGCCTTTACTATCGCGACGCTGTGCCATGATTGATCCTCACTTAACTCCAATATAGCGCCGCTGGGCACGGGTAACACGGCGTTGCTCCGATTTGGGCATCGCCTTGAATTGCTTCAACGCTTTGGCCCGGCTGGCTGACGACACTTTCCGAGCCACGGCACGTGCACTAGCGCCGCTGACTGGACGGCCCGCCACAGTGGCTGCGCCCTTAGGGTTCACTTTGATGCCGGCACCCGCGATCGATTGGCCGGTGGATTTGGCTACTGAGGACAGGTTGCGCATCACGGTGGCGCCTGCGGTGCGCCCTGCGCGCATTTGACGCCCACGGGTCATCCCAGCAGATGCGCTGCTCGAGAATCGTCCTTTTGAATCTCTGCCTTGGGCCATGATCAGAACAGATTGCGCAGCGTGTTGCGGGTGCGATCGCGGCCAGCCTTGCTGCGGCGCATCGATTTAACCGCAGAAGTATTGGCAGCGGCCCGCTGTTTCAGGGGGCTTTTGCCTGCTTTTGCAGCAGCTTTAGCAGCCGTCTTCGGTTGCTTTTTTAGCACGGTGTCCATCACCGGCGATTTGGTTTTGATGACACGCCCACGACCACTGCCGCTGGCGAAACGTCCTTTGCTGTCGCGTCCCTGGGCCATCATTCGAATGCCTCCGACTCCATATTAGACCAGGTCTGCTCCCAAGCTTCGGGATCCTGGTCGCGCTCGAGCAGCACGCAGCAGATGTAGTTGCGCTGCTTAGGGGTCAGCTTGTGGAGCTCATAAACAGCGGCGCCGAGCTCGATCTTGTCGTCAAAGCCAGTCAGGGTCAGCACGATATCAAGCATTTTGGTGTCCTCCAGCTTGAAGTTGAAGGCATCGGAGAAGAAATCGCGTGTGGTTTCGAACATTGTGCTGTTCATCTCTACCCAACTATTATATCAAAAAGATCGTGGATGATCAAGAATTTTGTGACATTCTTGAAAATGGTTAAAATCGCTTGACACATGTGATACAGCTGATATTCAATAATTGAAGGGGATCAAGCCCCGATATCGTTCGCTCTCTAAAAATGAACACCACTGCTGTCGAACTGGCCAAGCACAACATCCGGAAGTCTGGCAACTTCTACTACCAAGATGGCAAGCGCATCAGCTTTGCTCAAGTCCAGGAACTCGTAGCGACTGCACCTACGACAGCTGAACCAAAGACCGTCAGCGACAGCTGGACTTTCGAGAAACTCAATGCAGCCACGCAGGCTTTTTTCTATTCGCTTTGCGAGCAAATGATGGAAGCCACCAAAGACGCTTCGATGGTGGTCGGCGTCAAGATTGGCAAAGATATTCCACAGATCGGTTTGGTCAACGCTCCGCGGCTGACCAATCTCAAGAAGGCTGGTGTCTTCACTCATGGCGGCAAAGGCTGGCTTGAGCTCACCGAGCGGGGTCGTGCGATCTTCCTGGCTACCGTTTGAACGGAGAGCCTTCTGCCCCCTTAATGGGGGCTTTTCTGTATCTGGGCTTCCGTGACTCTCCGTGGCCC